TAACCACAAATTTTGCTTAAAAGATGAATGTATTAAAGCCTTCGTAGAAGAAGTAAAAGCGAACCAATGGAAAACGACTAAAAAACGAATGAAAGAAGACCTAAAAACACTACAAGACTGGTTAAAAGAAGCGCAGACAATATTTAACAAGTACATAAGACTTCGTGATATGGGTCTAGTCTGTATTTCATGCCAGCAACCGCCTAAGAAAAAAAACGCTGGACACTATTACTCAAGCGGTGGTCATTCTAACGTACGCTTTGACGAAGACAACGTGCATTTACAATGCGAAGCGTGTAACACGTTCCTAAGTGGCAACCTACTTAACTACCAGATAGGCATCGAAAAGAGAATAGGCGCAGAAAAGTTAATAGAATTACAAGGGCGCGCACACCTTACGAAAAAATGGACTATAGACGAACTGAAAGAAATAATAAAAACGTATAAAACAAAAGTAAGACAGCTACAATGAAAAAAATATACATAACACCAGAACAAATAGAAGAAGCTACAGACCTTTATAACTTCAAATGCATAAAGAATTCAATAACAAAAGGCGAAAGCCAGATTTACGGCGCTATAGGCGAAGTTTTAGCTATGGAATTCCTAAGGTCCAAAGGCAAAGAGGTTAAATACGAAGGCGACTACAATTACGACTTAATTAGCAACGGAAAAAAAATAGACGTTAAGACAATCAAAACAGACAAAGAACCTAACGACGACTTTAACGCTAACATAAGCGCGTTTAATAGCAGCCAGCAAACAGACTTTTATTTATGGTGCGCGGTGTCCGTAGACATGACTTACGGCTATGTAATAGGCTACCTAGATAAAAACGAATTCTATAAAATAGCAGAACTAAAGAAAAAAGGCGAAATAGACTGGGGACAATGGACGTTTAAAAGTGACACATACACCACGAAAATAAAAAATATAATAAAATTTACTTAAAAAGTTTGTTTATATTCAAATATGAACTATCTTTACACAAATTAAAAACCAATTTTATGAAAAATCTATTTAAAGCGCTGGCTAATTTCCAGCAAGAAGTACCAGTAATTCACAAAGCGACGCAAGGCTACGGCTATAGCTATGCAGACTTACCGAAAATCTTTGAGGTTATCAATCCGCTATTAAAAAAACACGGACTAGGATTCATTCAGTTAATTAATTCAAAAGAAGGTGAAAACTATTTAGTAACTTGTCTTTTTCACGCTGAATCTGGCGAATCAATTGAAAGCACTACGTTAATTCCTAGAGTAGAATTAAAAGGAATGAATGACTATCAGTCGTTTGGATCGGGTTGCACTTACTATCGACGTTACTCTATTAGTTCGATTTTGGGACTAGTTACCGACAAAGATACGGACGCAAGCGGCGAACAAGTAAAGAAATTACCTACAATAGACGCTAAACGATTCCAGAAAGCTGTCGAAGCTATTCAGTCTGGTAATTACACACGTGAAGAACTTGAAAGTAAATTTACTTTAACAGAAGGTCAAACGGATTTACTGAACGCTTTATGAATACTAATCAACAAACACTTAATTTAACTAACATGGTAAATAGAAAAGCAAGGGTATCTTTTAAAGGTACATCTAACAAATGGCTTTATTTTGTAACTGAATTAAAGCAAGAAATAGATAATAATAATGTAAGTAGCCTTACTTTATATACAAGAAAATATAACGTCAGTAATCAATGGGGAGCATTTTTAAAATCAAATAATATTGTCTATGTTAACAATAACGGCGATTATCAATGGAATGAAAAAATACCAGTTTCAAAAAAATTAATAGACGCATTTAGAGTTTATCAAGCTGAAAGAAACATGAAATACTATCCAGAACGTTATCCAGAAATACATAAAAGCAAACCTAAAGTTAATGCTAAAAAAGTAATTAAAGTACAGCCTAAATTAATTAGTGAAAACTTCAAAAACACAGACACAAAAGAAATAGGACTTATTCGTAAATTTTTAAAATGGATCTACTGATGAATGCTTTTAAAATTAGATGTTCGGCAATAGGTAAAATAATGACAAACCCCCGCACTAAGGGGGAATTGTTAAGCCAGACCGCTAAAACATATATCGAAGAACAAGTAATAGCGGACAAGTACGGAATAAAAAAACAATTTTACAGCCGTTACACGGACAAAGGTATACTAGTAGAAGACGACGCTATAAATTTAGTGTCTGATGTTCTAGATTTAGGCTTTATATGGAAAAACGAAGAACACTTTACTAACGACTGGATGACTGGAACACCAGACGTAAACACGGACAGCATTTTATTAGATGTAAAATCTAGCTGGGACGCTACTACCTTTCCGTTTTTTGCTATGGAAATTCCTACAAAGGACTACTACTACCAACTTCAAGGATATTTAGAACTTACTGGCAAAACTGAATCGTTACTTTGTTATTGTTTAGTTAATACACCCGCAGACATGGTAGAAGATGAAGTAAGACGCGCACACTGGAACGCTAACCTACTAGAAGAAAGTATAGACCTACGCGACGAAGTACAAAAACGACATAACTTTGATCACATACCAGATAACCGACGAGTTAAAGTATTCAAAGTAGAAAAAGACGAACAAGTAATAGAAGCAATTAAAGAACGCGTAGAGTTATGCCGAGAATATTATAACACCTTAATTAATTTCTTATGAACCTATTAACTCATAAACTATGGGAAGTGTTTACAGAAAATGCGAGCAACGTAAGCAAAAAGGAAGGTATATTTATAATAGAAATAGACTTCATAAGGTCGGCTGGAAACCGAAACACAAAAAAAAATACATTGAATTAATGAAGTTAATGGATAAGCAAATAAAAGAACATATGAACCAGCAAATAGAAGATAAAATAGTATTACGCGTTTTGGCTCGTTTTAACGAACGTTCTCAAGTCGGAATAAACAAGTATAACACAACGCTTGAAAGAACCGATTTAAAGACGTTAGAATGGCTTACACACGCACAAGAAGAAGCTATGGACTTTGTGCTGTACTTGGAACGACTAAAAGACGAATATATGGACGTTGTTAGAGAATACAAAAGCGAAGATTTAAGTAGAACAATGCCTAAACCTCCAAAGGATAGAAAAATATGGAAATAAATACAGAACAATTTAAACAACAAGAACAATGAAAGCAGATAATACACATAAAATAAAGAAAACTATTGTTTTTTTAAAGAACAAAATACTTTATTGTAAAGCAAATGGTTTAAGACCTTATTATTTTCAGCAACAATTGGAAATTGAAACAAACAAATGGTTCAAGCAAAAAAGCGAAGAATCTAAACAACAAGAACAATGAAGGATTTAACTTTAGAAGAAATAGATAATTTACCCGATGATTTTAAAGAATTTTATATGAAAGTTTATGTGCAAAATTTTGGTGCATTTGTAGGAATTTCAATGACTGAATTTAAATTAATGAAAAGTAAATATCCCGAATATTTTAAACAACAAGAACAATGAAAGAAAAAAACTTAGCTATTATTTTAACGCTTTCGATAGTAGGATTAGCGTTATATGGATTTTTTAACCTTGTCGCGTGGTTATGGCGTGGCGTATTTTAGTAACAATTAAATAAATATACAATGGAAAACAAGTTAAACACGGGAGCAATCTTTAAAAACACGAACAAGAAAGCGGATAACCACCCAGACTACAAAGGAAAAGTAAACGTAAACGGCAAAGAAATGGAAGTAGCGTTATGGGTTAAACAAGGAAAAGCGGGATCGTTTTTTTCGGCTTCATTCTCAGAACCTTACGTAGCACCAGCGCAAAGCGAACCAGTAAGCAAAGTAGAAAACGACGATTTCCCTTTTTAAGTATGGAAATAAACGACACGGAACTACGTAAAAAGTTACAAGCATTACTTAGAACACGAACACGGAACCAAATAGTAACAGAAATAAAAACAAGAACTGGTAAATTCCACCAATACCAAATAGACAAGTTCTTAAAAGGTCACGACGTTAGCCTAAGCACAGCTATAAAGCTAGACGAATACGTAATGCGCGAACTAATGTAACACGAAGCCAGTTTAACCGCTGGCTTTTTTATTGTTAATAACTTTTTTACAGCGTGTTTAGATTTTCATCGTAAGTTTGATTAAAATTTAACCAATGAATTACATTTATCTAGTAGCTTTTGTCTGGTGGTTTGTCAAGTTCGAACCTTTACAGCTTGCGTTTGACTACATTTTTAGACGTTTGCCTATTAACCACCTTACAAATATTATTTACGAATCGTTAGGCTGTCCTAAATGCGTAGGGTTTTGGGCTTCGCTGTTTATTACTGGCAACTTTTTTACGGCTTGCGTCGTTAGTTTGTTATCTTTTACCCTTGACGTATGCTTAGCGAAGCTGGACAGATAGCAATTGACGCACTACTAGCGGAAATAAATCCCGAAAGACTTAGCAAAATGCATCTTAGAAAGTTGCAAGCTATCAAAGTAAAAGAAACGGGCGTCCGTGATAACGAATGTTTTTGCCGTCCAGACAAAAGACAGAAATGGTTTGCCGAATTTAATACGTGGTATGAAGAAAACGCTTGACAAATACATAAGCGAAAACTACGACGAAGTTAGAAAGTACACAAACCACTTTTTAAAGGCGTACAATAAGCGTAAAAATATAACCTTGTCAATGCTGAACGCGGACACGTGCATAAATAACGCCTACCTACACGTCTTAACTATTGACACGGACAAAATAGACACCAATAGCGTAAAGTCCTACCTACTTAATACGATTAAATATCAAATAATCTGGGACACTAGCCTAAGCCATAAACAAGACGACTGCCTAGCGTTGGAATTTATACCAAAAGACGAACCAGATAACGACGACGTTAAACATAAGATAGGAATAGAAAACAAATATAACGACCAGCTAGCCTATATAGAGATCTATAGAAATAGTTTAACTTGTCCAGTAGAAAAAAAGGTCTTCGAAAGCTATTACGACAAAGGATTTAGAACCGCCAAAAGTTTAGGCGCACATTTTAGAATTTCGAACACGTCAGCACATTATTTAATACGTGGCATTAAATTAAAAATACGTGAAATTCAATATAGTTATGAAAACAAATGAAATAACAGCGGCGCTGGCTAGAGTAGTTCTATTCACTATAGGCGGGGTTATTTGTCTAGGTGGTTACGAAACAGCTTTGCGTATGTTT